TCCCATCCGCTGAGGATGACAAGAGCATGGAGGAGTTCACCGTCGGTAAGGGTGCTCTTCTAACTAACAAGTTTTTCCGCAAGGCTGGCGAAGCAATGAAGCGTTCGCTAGTCGAAAACGAACGCCCTATTCTGGGCATTATCATCAACCAGTGGCGCATGAAGATTGGTGTCATGCACGGCGACCCACGCACCACCCCAGGCGGTGTCGGTAAGGACTACGCCTATTTCACCCGTTCAGAAGTCAAGCGTGACGAATGGATTGAGGCTGGCACTGGTGTAAACAAACAGCGTGTCGGTCAGCGAATTAAGATTCGCACCCTGAAGAATAAGACTGCCCCACCTAGTCGTGTGGCGTACGTTGACTTCTATTTCCAAGACCACAGCATTTACTCAGCAGGTGACTACGATGTCGCTAAGGAGATTGCTGCAATGTCAATCGTCAAGCAACTCGTAGACCGCAAGGGCGGATGGATTTACTACGGCGAACGCAAGTGGCAGGGTCAAGAGGCACTAGTCAATTCGATTCGTGAGGAAGTAGACTTGTTCGAAGAACTTCGTGAGAAGGTACTCAACACCCCAGACAGTTTCGTAGGAGGAACAGATGAGTAAGCAAGAGTTTTACCTAGAAGACCCGAACTGGGCACAGAGCCTTCAAGAAGAATACGAAGAGTACCTCTGGAAGTGTGAGTCGCTAATCGATGGCGATTACGGCGACAACATGGGCGAAGAAGACTTCACCACCCTGTCTGGCGAGCCGTTTGACGGTTGCCAGAACTGCTATACCCGCGAACAGTTGTTCTTCCTAGTTCCTAAGATTATTGCCGCTTACAAAGAGGGCAAGATTGTTTTTACCGAAGACGAGAAGTAATTGAAGTCTGAAGGTCAAAAGCAGTCCCAGAAGCACGAGAAGCGTCTCGCTAAGGCGGTAGGAGGGCAAACCACCGCTGCTTCTGGGGCGTTCTGGTCGCGCAAAGGCGACGTCCGTAACGGCGAATTGCTGATTGAACACAAGTGGACTGGTAAGAAAACCAAGACCGTCAGTTCCGCTGAACTCAAGAAGATTACCAATGAAGCCATTATGGATGGTCGCCTCCCTGTGTTTGGAATACACCTAGATGGAGAAGACTACGTGATTCTCCTGGAAACAGATTTTTTGGAATTGTGGGATAAGCGAAATGTTTGACCAAGAAGAACGAGGGCTCGACCTAGACTGGCTCGATGACGCCTCTTGCAATGGGATAGAGAACCCTGATATATTTTTCCCACCTAGAGACAAGGACATGTATCGGGTCATCGCAGATGAGGCAAAGACATTTTGCTTCGGAGGCAATGGCAAAGATGCGTGTCCTGTCCGACAGAGATGCCTTTGGGAAGCAGTCAAGAACGACTACAACCACGGTATCTGGGGAGGGCTCTCTCACAGAGAGAGAAACGCTCTCGTCAGAAAATGGCAAAGGCAGTACAAGAGTAAGATGACTTTGAAAGAGTTCATCTTCCAAACGAAGGATAAGAAATATGGCAGTAACTGATGCAGAACTGAAGCGGTTCCTCGATGCAAAGAAGACCCGCTCACGCTTGCTCGGGGATGTAGAGCGTTACCTCCAGAAGCGCCCATCAGGTGACCGTCGCACAGATGTGCTTCACCCATCAGAAATGATTAAGCCAGACTTTTGCGTAAGGGCTGCTTACTTCCTGCTCAAGGGCTACCCGAAGATGCAGCCAAACCCAACCCTGCGTATGCAGACTATTTTCGATACTGGGCACCAAGTTCACGCCAAGTGGCAGTCGTGGTTCCAGGACATGGGCGTCCTCCACGGAAACTTCAAGTGCCTAGTATGCAACAAGATGACTTGGGGAACTTCTCCAGAGGCTTGCGAGCACTGTGGTCGTGGCGACCGCCTTGAGTATGCCGAAGTTACTTTGGTTGACGAAGAACTCCGCATCGCTGGTCACACCGACGGCTGGGTCAAGGGCATCGGTGACGACACCCTGATTGAGATTAAGTCGATTGGTCCAGGCACTATCCGCTACGGAAACCCCGCACTCATGGCTGAGGCTGAGGGAGACCTGATGAAGGCATGGGGACGAGTCACTCGCCCATTCCGCGACCACATCCTGCAGGGTCAGATGTACCTAGAACTGATGAACCGCATGGGCAATGAGATTAACGAGATTGTATTCCTTTACGAACTCAAGGCTGACCAGTCCTTCAAGGAGTTCTCGGTCAAGCGTGACTTCGAGTTGGTTCGTCACATCTTCGAAAAGGCAGAGAAGATTGTTAAGGCAGTAGAGGCAGGAGAACCGCTGAAGTGCAACAACAACGTCGGTGGTTCATGCCCTCAGTGCTCACCTTATAAGGGGGAGTAATGTCAGCCCTAGAGAAGTTCAAGGACTGGGGGCTAACATTCAACAAGCCCAGCAATGAGCAGGTTGTCCTCCCAGCAGACATCACAGATGTTTCTTCCGAGCAGTTGGGAGAGTTGTTTACTCGCCTGACCGCTTGGACGGACTACATCGCATCACAGATGGCAATGGCAGTTCTCGAGGAGCGTGCCGCTCTGAAGAAGAAGGAGTTCGCAGAGAACTCAATGCTCATCAAGCGCATGGGCTCTCAGGCTAAGGGCGAACGCATCACCGCTATCAAGGCAGAAGTGTCAATCCACCCAGACGTTGTTGTACTAGACAATGACTACGAGGAGAAGTACGCTTACCGTAAGTTGGTAGAGATGCTACTGCAGAACCACGAACGAGACCTTCAGTTGGTTAGTCGAGAGATTACTCGACGCTCAAATGACGCTAGGTTCTCACGCAAGGAGTTTGGAGTCTAATGAAGGCGCAAGGATACGAGCCACGGTTTGACCGAGACATGGCTCGTGGAGAAGTGGGCGAGGCTGTTCTAGACCTGTTCTTTAAGGACAACGAAGAACGAGTCGCTATGGAAGTTAAGACTGACTACCGAGCCAATGAGACTGGTAACTGGTACGTAGAGACTCACAAGTACCGCAATGGTAATGAGGCTGACGCAGTTCCATCAGGTATCTACGGCACAGAGTCTAAGTGGTGGGTTCAGGCATCCCCAGACGGCAACGCCTTCCTAGTCATGAAGACCGAAACCTTACGTGATTATATCGACCTGGTTGACCCACCAAAGAGCGCCCAGCCAATCTCCAATGCACATTCAGCCGCAAGTCTTGGGCGTCTAATCAACATTCGCGGGCTGATGCGTTTTCTAAAGATGGGAAATGGTGCCTAATGTATCGCCTATCACAGCAACCACTGCTAGTTACCCTAGACGACGCCGAAGTTCAGCAGACCCTAGAATTCATTGCACGTATGCGTGAGGACAAGGTAGCCCACAACGTAGTGGATAAGATGTTCGACATCAACAATACCTCCGAGGGAATCAACATCATCGGTCACCTAGGCGAGATGGCTGTTGGCAAAGTACTAAACATTCCAGTGGATATGGAAGTGCGAACTGGTGGAGATGACGGCAACGACATGTACTACCGAGGCAACTCCGTTCAGGTAAAGACCAGCACCCTTCGTGCCCTAATCTTTAACGCCCCACACCTATTCAAGTCGGACATTGCCATGCTCGTGCAGTTCATTGGAGCAGACAAGCGCAAGGCTGAAGCAGACCCACGATTCGCTATCTGGGGATGGGTAAGTCGAGAAGAGTTCCTAGCAAACCACTACAACCAAGACTATGGTTATGGCAATCGTTTGGTTATGGATGCTGAGTATCTCGCACCATTGAGCGACATTGAGGTCAAGGAACACGTTCATTGATTATTGGTCTAAGCGGATACGCTCGCTCAGGCAAGGATACTGTTGCAGATTTTCTAGTCAAGCAGGGCTTTACTAAAGCATCATTTGCCAACCCGATTAGGGAATCACTGTACTCCCTCAACCCGTTCGTTAGTGAGGATGGAGTACGCCTCCACGATGCCATTAAAGAGCATGGCTGGGATGGGTACAAGAACTCTCAGTACTCAGCAGAGATACGACAGTTGCTCCAACGATTTGGCACTGAAGTTGGGCGAGACATCTACGGGGAAGATTTCTGGGTAGACCTAATGCTCGAGGACATCAAAGGTGCTGGTGGCGATTTTGTCATCACGGATGTTCGATTTGAGAATGAAGCAGACGCAATCGTCCAACAAGGCGGAGAGATTTGGCGAATCAATCGCCCAGACGTCGAGCCAGTTAATTCCCACTGGTCAGAAGTTGCACTAGATAAGTATGAAAAGTTTGCAGTAATCATTGATAATTCGTCTACCATCGAAGATTTATTCACTGAGTTAGCAAATACATTTCCAGAATTAGGCAATCATAATGGCAACTAAGGAGTTCAACGGCGGTCTCAAGAACGCCCAAGAAGTCGCAATTGGTATTGACCAGTCATTAACAGGGTTTGCCTTCTCTGCAGTCGCCGTTGACTCCCCACAAAACCACATGACCTGGGTGTACAAGTCCCCATACCGAGGTGTCCAGCGGCTCGACGACATCCAGAGATTCCTGATGGAGAGATTTGAGTGGCTAAGCGCCAATAAGAACTCCATTAGAGACATTGCCATGGAGGCTCCGTTCATGGGTTCTCCATCAACCCTCCCGCTGTCGGAACTAGCCGCAACCGTTAAGTTGTTTCTGTACGGGCATTTCTACTTCGACGAGCCCAAGCACCTCAGAACCCCGCTGGTCATCCCCCCTATGACCTTGAAGAAGTATGCCTCAGGCAAGGGCAATGCCAAGAAGCAGGAGATGCTGCTCATGATTTTCAAGCGTTGGGGCGTCGAGTTCCTAGACGACAATGCCGCAGACGCCTACGCCCTAGCCAGATTGGCGGGCGGATTGCACATAGATGCCACAGAATCCAAGGTTATTGAGCAAGTAACAGACCCAAAGTTTAGGGATTTTATCGAGTAATTCGTCGGTATTCTAGTTGGGAGGATGGCGCACAACTCGAACCCTAAGGACTACAATGTCAGACGAAATAATTGCCCCATCCACGGCGGAAGACTTCCTCCGAGTTAGCGGCAGTTCAAATGCACAATCTCTAGCATCAGCAATTGCCCACGCAATTTACGAGAACCGCCAGGTCAAACTCCGCGCTGTAGGCGCTGGAGCGGTAAACCAAGCAGTCAAGGCTATCGCCATCGCCCGAGGCTACGTTGCCCCACGAGGTCTAGACCTTACCTGCAAGCCAGGATTCACCACGATTGAATCCCGAGATGGCGAGATTTCGGCAATTGTGTTTGCCATTTCTGCGAGTTAAAAAAGACTTACTCTTATAGAGAGATAAAGGAGCCACCATGGCAACTCCATTCAGCATCGGACACGGCATGCGCCGTCGTAACGGTACCCCAGCAAGTTCACTAGAGGCAGTAGGAAATATGCGTAACCGCAATCACATCAGCAGCGACGAAGCAGTATCAGCAGCCGCAGAGGTTGGCAGCCCACGCCTTCCAATGAGCGCAGCACCTGCTATGCAGGGAACTCTCGTTCCTAAGAAGAACGTACAGGCTGGTGACCCAACCAACCCTGGAAGCAAGGCTAACCGCCAGAACATCGAGCGTATTGGTGCCCAGTACCGCATCACCGTTCCGTTTACCCCTACCATTGACCCAGCCGCAGGTCCAACCATGGCAAACGCCAAGATT